ACCGTGCCAGGTTGAACTGCACTAATTGTGCCACCCGGCCCACCAAAAGTTACGTCACCCAAACCAGCTGCTGTAGCCGCTCTTTGTAAACCTTGTTGTGCTAAAACGTTTTGTGCTGCAGGGGCTTGATATAGTGGATCTATTTTTGTTGCTCTAGCTGGATCAAGTAATGGTGTTAATCGTTTTGTAAACGCCGTGCCCGCTGCCTCAATAAAAGGCGCCGGCCTTTGTATGGTGGTGGTTCTGGTGTCAAATTCTGTAGGTGCAACCATTATACTATTGCCTCCATCTGGTCTTGTAATTTATATAATGCGCGAGCCCCGGCTCTCGGGTCTGGCTTACCTGTCAACATCTTACCTATACCAGATACCGCTTCATCATTCAACACGAACTCATTTAAACCTACCATAGCTGGCACATCATCAGCTTTTGGCTTCGTGCCAAGCGGTATGAAACCTCCGCCTCGTAGGTCCATCTGCATGCCTTTTGGCACATCTGGTGATATTGGGTCGCCCTCTGGTGTCATGCGTCCGCCTTTATTTGCCATCTTTCTTTGTTCTCTATTATCAGAGAACCTGTCATCTATCATGTCCACTACGTTATCAAATAATTCTTTTCTCAATTCGTTCTCTATTTTTTTCTTTTCAAAGTCGTCTCTAGCTTGATCTCTTGTCATCTTCTCAATATTCATCTCATATCTTTCTTTCATGCTAGGAAATCTCATCTCTTCTCTTGTATAGAAACCCTCACCACCAGGAATTAAAGCATTAACAAATCTCATAAGACCAGGATCATTCAATTTCATATTCATTTCAGCTGCTTGTAATCCTCTTTTCATTTTATCTGTAAATTCTGTTCTTACCTTTTCAGCTTCTATGTAATTACCAAGACCCATTCTGTCTGTTTTACCGCCTGTATCACCGCCCATATCAAAACCAATACGACCACCTCTTGCTGCGTATGCCGTTTCACCTGATGCTAAGTATCCTGCTGCTATTAATGCCTCGTCTATCTCAGCATTGGTAAACCCTGCAAGTCCCATGTATTCTTTATGAGCCGCAATTCTTTCATTCATGTCCGCTTCTACAGAAGCGCGTTGATCTGCTTCAAGTGTATCTAAATAGTTTTGATATCTTTGCTCTGCCTCTTCTAATGCTTTTGCTGCGTCTCTAATTTGTGACGGTGTTTGACCCACTTGTGCTAAACTAACTGTGGATAATAATTCTTTGCCAACGTCTTTAAAAGGAGTATCAGATCCTGCAATATTTCCAAAAAGTTTTCCATCTGACCCAAAAGGTGTTGCAAAGTTTTTTGCACCTCGTAAAACATCAGACTCCAAAACATTCATAATTCCAGCTTGATTTGCTGCGTTTTCGGGAAGTGCTCGTAAAATATTGTCTTCTGGTAAGTTTAATCTTTCTAATAAATTTTTACTTGTATCTGCTCCTGGAATGGCTGTAAATTCAGTTCCTTCAAATTGTTTTATATATTCTATATAATCACTTGGAGTTGCAGTTACACCCATATTTTGCATTGACGCCATATACTCGTCTGGGCCCATAAGCTTAGGATTTACTTCAATCCCTGCCTCCTTTAAATCAACTCTTCTTTGAGTTGGTTGTGACCCTGCAAGAGCGCCTAGTATGCCTGACATACCCGCGCTTAAATAATCTGTGTCCCTGTCCTCATCAGATCCATATAGTAATTTTTGCATGAGAATGTCAGTCCCTCCACCTGCAAGAAAATCACCAACCGCACCACCAGGAATGTTAAAATAAGCTGGAACAGCCGTGGCTGCAACAGTACCCAAATAAGGTTTAATCTCATTAGGTATTACGTCATCTAAAAAATCTGCTACTTTATCGTGAAATGGCATTCCTTATGTTCCTATGTTGTAATGATGCAAGTCGCCTAGGCTTGAAGTGAGGCTTTTATTGAATTTACTGTTTTTTACCATAAATTGCAACTACGATTCTGCGCCCACAGCAGGCATTTTAGCCACCTTTATGTAGACACTCCTAGATATATCTTCTCTTTTCGTGTCTGTGTTAGGATCATCCACGTCAGCGTCACCCTCAGCATCAGAATTGTATTCTTTGCCTGTCTTTAAGTTTTTTAATACCACAGTAGTATCAACCTTTATTTGAGCTATTTTCTTATCGCCCTCGTATAAGTATGCTACTGAACCTGGTTCTTCAAATGCCATGTTTCCTCCTAGTCTCTTGTTATTTCTAGATACGACAGAACGACATGTAGGTCGTTAGCATTTTCTGCCTGTACCTTTATAACTTCGCTTTCGTCACAAACCAAGGGCTGTGTCAATAGCTCAGTCGTTGTTTTAGCAGCTATGTCTTTTTGTTTAAACAAGCTGAATATTGTACCACCTGAATTGACCAAAGTCACTGTAATCTCACAGGCGTTGCTGGCATCATCGTTGGACACCAAGAAGGACTTGACCACAGATACAGTCTCTGCCGGCACTGTATATAGTGTGGTTAGATCTGTTGTGGTTAAGTCTACTTTTGAATTTTTATATCTATTTGCCATTTATCCTAAAAACCATGTTTGTTGTTGTGCATCATCTTTCACGCTTTGTTGGTATGTTGTGTTCAGTTGTTGTATCAAAGTTGCAATACTTCTGTTTATCTGTCGCTGTGTGCTTGTGTCATAATCTTCTTTTGGTTCTGGTATATCAACTATTAGTTTTGTCATTATCTGCCTCCGTCCGGTTTTACATCAAGAGCCAGTGTGCCATATCTCCAGCTTTCGTTTGAAGCTGTGTTTGCTATTTTTACATTTACAAATCTACCACGTGCTCTTGTATCTATTTTGGTTGTGCTTGATGTGACTGTAAAAGGACTGTGTGTGGATGAAGACTCTGTTGACGACGGAAAATCTTTTACAGCTAGAGTTACAGTTGCGTTTCCTGCAATAGTTTTAAAGTCAGGTAAGAACCTACTTACAGAAACAAACTTACTTGCGGTGCCCTCTTGCCCTTGTAAATCAAAATCGTATGATTGTAGACTAGATGTAATTGTAGTCACACTACCATCTTCGTTTCTTTGGTCCGTACCAACCTCATGTTGAAAATATTTAGTTTGCCCCAAACCACTTTCACCTAATATTGTAGGAAAACTACCTGTGCCTGTTGTATCAAATTTTGTAGCGTATGGTTTTTCATACACTTTACTATCCATCCAAGATGTTCTTGCTTCTGTTGACAATGCCCACACACCACCAGCAACACCTTGTGACTCTGCATAGTTGTAGGATACAGCTTTATTGTTAAAATCACTGTTTGCAGGATACCACCATATTATTTCTGTAAACAAACTATTAAGACCTACTGATACTTGTTGTCCTTTTGTAGTGTCAAAGTTGTCAAACACTTCGTCTTCTACAGCGCATGGTAGTGTTTTGACTGTTCCGTCGTAAGCTAGGAAACCTTTTGCAGTCATCCAGTATGCAATACCATCTACAACAACAGCTGCATTCTTACCTATCAAACCACAGTTTGTGCCAACCTGTTCTACACCAAATACAAATGGCTGACCCACGTTTCTAACTGTATACAAAGCGTTGTCAGTCCAAACTAGTATGTCTTCTTTTCTTTGTAGTGCTCCGACTATCCTTGTGCCATCTTGCAATCGTAACGTACCTGCTGTGTTTGTAGAGGTTGGTGTGTATGTGTTTATATCTTCTTGTGCTGAAAAACGTATGAACATGTCATCTTGCGTGCTTGCTGTGCCTATGGTTGTTTCTGTGCCTAAGTGTATTAGGTGTCTAGTTGTAGGTGACATAATAGATAATCTAGATGCAGTTGGATTGCTACCAGTTGCAAAACCACTTGTGGTTTTTGATGCTCTTACAGTTGTAGGATTAGTCGCTCCTGCATTCCATGTAAAAGTTTCACCGTTTGCAATCGTTGCAACTAACACTTCACCAAAGTTTGTCAGTGACCAAAGGCCAGGTTCTAGTGTTGTTTGGTTTGCAGGAACAGCAACACCCCATCCACTAAAGTCAGATGCGTTTGTGACTGTTGCACCGTTAGAGTGTGATGCAGCTGTGGTGCCATTTGCACCTCTTGATAATCCTGTTAAGTCATTACTAGACTTACCAGAGTATGTTATCAACTCACTGCCAATCTGTATTGTGCCTGAGCTTGGAAAAGAAGCTGCACTTGTAAGAGTTAGAGTTGTATCACTATCACTAAATGTGCCACCCTCGTTTATCGTTGATGTAACAGCACCAGCAACAGTGCCACCCCATGGGCCTACACCCCATCCGTACCCGTATGTTTGTTTCTGTGGTCCAACCTTTGTGTACACTTCTAGTGTTGTTGATCCACCTGTTGATATGCTCGCACTTGCAGCAGCACTTGATGTGATTGTAAATGTTTTAGGACTAGGAACTGTGTTGACCATAAACTTTGCATCTTCAAAGTTTGATGCACTAAGCCCCGTTCCACTAGGCAAGGTTACTGAGTCAAGTAAAATTATATCACCAACCTCTAATGAATGATCCGATCCTGTAGTAATTGTAACTGAGGTTGAAGTGTTTGTTGTTGCAAGTGTC